TATATGGTTCTGGAAGAAGGCGATACGGTAAAGACAATAACTGAAGCAGGAAGTTCTTTTAATATTATCTGCACCTTTGAGCTGTTTAAAAAAGAAGGTATTTAATACAATATGGCTACTTACTTAGAGATTGTCAACAACGTAATGAAGAGGCTTCGTGAGCCTACAGTTACGTCTGTTAACGACAACAAATACTCTGCTCTCATCGGTGTACTGGTTAACGATAGCAAGCGTGAGATTGAAGACGCTTACGATTGGAACGCTTTAGCTACTACTTTGTCAGCTACAACTACTGAAGACATCTTCAACTATGTCTTGGTTGGTTCAGGTACACGCTTCCGTGTTATTGATGTCTATAACGACACTGAAGATTTCCAGCTTCGTTATGCTCCTACGCATTGGATGAACCGTCAGTTCACCACCACAAACACTCAAAAAGCTTCTCCTACTTACTACAACTTTAACGGTGTAGACAGTAACGGTGACACTCAGGTAGACATCTATCCTATTCCAGATCAAGCTTACAGCCTACGTTTCAACCTTACAGTTCCTCAAGAGGACTTGGTTGCTGACAATGATCGTGTAATGGTTCCTGACCATTTAGTAGCTATGTTGACATACGCTAAAGCCATTGCTGAGCGTGGTGAAGATAGTGGTAACTTGTCCTCAGAAGCTTACGCTTTGTTTAAGAACTCTCTCGCTAATGCTGTTGCTATTGAACGTAACCATTACGAAGAAGAGATGAGCTGGGTGGCTCCATAATGGCTGAACAGCTGTTAACCTCCTCTATTGCAGCTCCGGGCTTCATGGGTTTGAATACTCAGGATAGCTCTGTAGCTCTTGAGAACGGATACGCCACTGTAGCCTCTAACTGTGTCATTGACAAGTTTGGTCGTATCGGTGCTCGTAAAGGATGGCTCCCTAAGCACTCTACCAACAGCGATCTGTCAACAGCTAACGTCAAAGCTATCGGTGAATTGATCGGTAATGATGGCACATCATATATTATCGCAGCAGGTAATAACTGTATATTTAAGTTGTCAGGCTCTACTCTGACTAAGCTTACCTATGGTGGTGGAGGATCAGCTCCTACGATTACTGCTGACCACTGGCAACTAGCTCCTTTGAATGGTGTCTTGTACCTGTATCAAGAAGGACATGACCCTCTTGTGTTTGATCCAGCAGTGTCTACAACGACATTTAAGCGTGTATCTGAGAAGACAGGATACTTAGGGACTTTTCAGCAAGCTAACTGTGTTATCAGCGCTTATGGTCGTACTTGGTCAGCTAGTACAGCTTCAAACAAGAACACTATTCAGTTTAGTGACTTGTTGGCAGGTCATGTATTGAGTACAGGTACTTCAGGTACTCTCAATGTCTCTCAGATATGGCCTTACGGTGCTGATGAAATCACTGCCTTGGCTGCTCACAACCACCAGTTGATTATCTTCGGTCGTCGTCAGATCTTGATCTACAAGGGTGCTGAAGATCCTTCAACCATGTCTCTCTACGACACAATCAGTGGTATTGGCTGCTGTGCTCGTGATTCAGTTGTAAGCACAGGCACTGATGTCTACTTCTTGTCTGATAATGGTGTACGCTCACTCGCTCGAACTATCCAAGAAAAGTCAGCTCCTATGCGAGACATTAGCGCTAACGTGCGTGATGATCTTGTCTATGACCTGAGCTTGGAGACATTGAAGGAAATCAAGGCTTGTTACTCAGACAAGAATGCTTTCTATCTACTGAGCTTTCCAGCCTCTGCTACTACTTACTGTTTCGATACACGTAACGTGCTCCAAAATGGTGCTCAACGAGTCACTACTTGGTCTATCACACCTAGAGCTATGTTCTCCAACCGTGCCAAAGAAGTCCTTTTAGGCTTTGCTGGCTACATTGGTTACTACACTGGTAACTTAGACAACACAGCTAACTATCGCTTTAAATACTACACTAACCATTTTGACTTAGGTTCTCCTAATCAGATCAAGGTGTTGAAGAAGGTAGGGTTCACTATCATCGGTGGAAATACTGCTGATGTAGTAGTTAAGTATGGTTTTGATTACTCAAACAGCTATAATAGCGAAACTATCTCTTTAGGTACTTCGATGCCTGCTGAGTACGGTATTGCTGAATATGGCATTGCTGAATACACAGCTGGTGTCGTATTTGATAATCAGAAGATTCACGCTGGTGGTTCAGGTAACGTGCTTCAGTTAGGCTTAGAGGCTGTTATCAGCTCCTTTGAGCTATCAGTTCAAAAATTAGACGTATATTGTAAGTCTGGAAGGATTAATTAATTATGAGTAGCTATACCAAAGCAACGGACTTTGCAGCTAAGGATTCACTATCCACAGGTAACCCTGCTAAGCTTGTCAAGGGTACTGAGTTGGGTACTGAGTTTGACGCTATTGAATCAGCTGTTAACTCTAAAGCTGACTTGTCTGGTCCTGCTCTGACAGGTACTGCCACAGCTGTTAACTTGACTGTTACAGGAACATTTACCGCTACTGTCGATGGTGGAGCTTACTAAGTCGGTATGTCATATTTATCCGAACTTCAGCAGGTTTTAACGCCAGAGCAATATAAGGCGGTAACAACGCCTTTAATGTACACGGCTAATGAACGGTACGGCGGCAATGTGCAAGATTTTCAAGCACAGTTGCTGATGCCTCTTGATACAAAAAATTTAAGCTTTAAACAACAGATCAATGCTACGCCTTTCCACATGCAGACGGTTCAAGGCGCTGAGTACGGGAGTGTTGATGTTCCTGTTGAATCTACTGTAAATGAAGTAGGTTATACACCTTTTTACGGAGGACAAAACGAGTATGGTAATTACGAGGTGGCTGGATATAGGTCAGAAAAGCCTCAATATGTAAACGGTGTTCCTGTTTACGCTAATTACGATACTTCTGGTAAACTGCTCGGTTATGTAGGCGATGAAAACGTAAAGACTTATATCAACGGGCAAACAAGTCTTGTTGGGTCTTGGGATGCTAGCGGAAAAGCAAAACCAGACGTTAGAACAGCCAGCGGCAGTGGTTTCTTTAGTGGCGTCATTAGCGATGTTATGTCAGACCCTGTACTGGCTACTGCTGCAAATGCAGCTGCTGCTTACTTTGGCGGTCCTTTAGGTTCTGGAGCTTTACAATTAGCTCAAGGGAAAAGCCTTGAAGATGCTGCAAAAGCGGCAGCAGTGTCTTATACAGCTCAACAAGTTGCTCCAAATGTGACATCGGCAACAGGTAGTCAAGTAGCTGGACAGCTGGCAGGTGGGACTTCGGCTGGACTGTTATCAGGTCAGAATCTAGAGGCTTCGCTTAGCAATGCAGCTCTCAATACAGGAGCTAACCAAGCAGCAGGCGCAATACTGAATGCTCCAAATGCTTCTTACACACCTAGTACAGACTACTCCACAGGTGCGAACTACGGTCTCACAGGGAACACAGGCGGCTTAGGTTTACAAGCTACGCCTGCTCCTTTGGATATGAATAATCCATATTCATTCGATACCAATTATGCCTCCAATGGGGGCCTTGGGTTCTACGCAAACTTAGCTCCTTTTGATGCTTCTAATCCTTACAGCTTAAGTACTATTTTCGGTAATTTAAGTTCTATGGGTGGCGGCACAGGTATTCAAATACCAAACCAAGAAGGCGCTACTTTAGGGTCTATTGGAGCACAAGCAAAAGACGCAGCTTCTAGTGCAACTCAAAACTTATTAGGCAACTTAATTAAATCAGCTTTATTAGGATCAACAGGGACAGGAAATATGGCAACCACTACAAACAATACCGACGCTCTTAGCTCTCTCTTAGGAGGCTTGCTAGGTGGGGCTGGAAACCTCATGCAAGGCTCTACAAACGTAGCTGCTAGACAAGCCCAAGCTGATGCCCTACGTCAAGCTGGACAACAAGCTGCTACTGCCTCTCAGTTCCGTCCTATTGGCACTACTACTCGTTTCGGTAGCTCTAACTTCCAAGTTGACCCTACTACAGGTCAGTTGGTGTCAGCTGGCTACAGTGCTTCTCCTTTGGCACAAGGTTATCAAGACCAGTTGGCAGGTATGACCTCTCAAGGTCTAATGCAAGGTCAACAGCTACAAAGCTTGGCTAACCAGTACCTCGGTGAGTCTCCTGAGGCTGTGCGTCAACGCTATGTGGAACAACAGACTGCTTTGTTGGCTCCTCAGCAAGAACAGCAATTAGCAGGCATTCGTAACAACTTGTTCCAGACAGGTCGTCAAGGCTTGGCTACAGGAGCTACCTCAGCTGGTGGTTTGGCTGCTACTAACCCTGAGATGGCTGCTTACTATAACTCTTTGGCTAACCAACAGCGTCAGATCGCAGCAGGCGCTGACCAAGCAGCTCAACAGCAGATTCAGTTTGGGCAAGGTTTGGCAGGCACTGCTTATCAGCCCTTCACTGCTGGATTCGGCGCTCAAGGTGCTGTGGAATCAGCTGCTCAGCAACCTCTGGCTTTGTCTACTGATCTTGCTTCTCAGTTCCAGAAAGCTCAAGCCCAAGGTGGAGCATTTAACCTGAACGCTCAAACAGCAGCTGCTAATGCAATGTTGCCTGCAAACCAGTATAATCCTTATGCTTCTCTATTGGGCGGTTTAGGTGGAAGTACACAAGCTACGCAGGCGCTGGGAGGCCTTTTAGGCACTACTGGTTTAGGTCAATCTGTCGGTAATTGGTTGGGGAGTCTAGGGGGAATTTCTGGGTACACAGGCTCTCCCGGGGGCTTAGATACGTCCAATATCGACTATAATTACTTGTCACAAATTTATAGTGGTGGTAATCCTTATGCTGGCACAACTTGGGATGGAGAATAAATAACATGGCTACAGATTCATCGGTAATGGGTTTATTCACAGACCCTCAACAATATCAGCAACAGTTGCTTCAACAGCAAATGAAGCAGAACTACGAGATTGCTCAGCTAACCCCTGAGCAGCAAGTCACTGGAGGTCTCCGTACAGCAGGCTATCAACTAGGTCAAGGCTTAGGCGGCTTGATGGGCGCTCAAGACCCTCAGATACAACGTCAGGCACAACGCCGAGCTTTTATTCAACAGATTGACATGACCGATCCAAATTCTTTGGTTCAAGGTATCCGTGCCTCATCTAATGATCCGGAATTGAATGCTTTCTTGCTTGGTAAATACAAAGAGCTTGAAACAATCAATAAGACAAAAGCTGAGGCCGTGGCTAAGATGCGTGAAGGCAATGCAGCAATGTTGACCACAGAGCAGCGCAACTTTGCTCAAGCTCAGAAAGACGGTTATACAGGTTCATTTAATCAGTGGCTAACTGAGCAGAAACGTGCAGGAGCTACGAATGTGAGTCTGTCTGCTACGGCTGATAAGTCGTATGGTTCAGAGCTTGGAGGCCTTGTTGCCAAGAGCGATATTGCTCTACGTGACTCAGCTAATGCAGCTCCAGAAATTCTTAGTGGGGTTCAACAAACACGTTCTTTGCTTGATAGTGGAAAAGTGTTTACAGGTACAGGCGCTAATGCTAAGCTTAACGTTCTTGCTTTGGGTCAAGCTTTTGGTGTTACAGGCGCTAACGACAACGATGTTATTGCTAAGACACAGCAGCTTCAACAACAACGCTCAAAGGCTGTATTGAGCCAGATTAAGGCAAGTGGTCTAGGTACAGGTCAAGGCTTTACCGATAAGGATTTGAACTTCTTGGAGCGGGCTTCTGCTGGAACAATTACATTGTCTGCTGACACTATCCGTGAGCAATTAAAGATTGAAGAAAAACTTGCTAAAGCTTCAGTTAATAAGTGGAACGCACGTGTTAAGACGCTACCCGCTCAGTTAACAACAAGTATGGGTTTGTCTCCGGTTGAAACACCTTCGACTCCTTATACCCCTGCTTCAGCTATCCCGAAAACAGGCAATGCCTTAATTGACAAATATCTGGTCGCACCTCAACAAGGACAATAAATATGGCAGAACCAACTTACGAGCAAGTCCTACAAGCACTTCAAGCAGCTGATGCCGCAGGTAATGTAGAAGACGCTCGTCAACTTGCTCAAATGGCTGCATCTATGGTGCCTGCAAAGGCTCCACAAATGGCCCAACAAGTACAGCCTACACAGAAAGAAGCTGAAACAACACAAGGCAGTTTTGGCCGACGTTTAGCTTCTTTGGCTGACGTGACAGTTGGGGGAGTCATTCCAGCGGTGGCTCAAACAGTGGCTTATCCTCTTGCACGTGTAGGACGCTCGCCTGAAGAACCTCAAGCAGCTACTCAACTTCTTGGATCAACTAGTGATAAACCTTTTGGTAAAGCGTTTGGCGTCGCTGAAA